CGCGCCTTCGCATCCCCTTTGGTCCGATTTCTGCGACCGCGAGCGGCAGGATCGGAACACCCTCTAACTCGGCGTACCTGATTGCGGTCTGGTCTTCCCAGAGTGCCAAACAGAGGGCATCCGTCCAGGTTGCATTTCGCTTGGTTCCCCTGACACTCCCCTTTGCGTTCATCGGTCATGCCTTTGCCTGCTGGTCGATGTGTTCACGGTACTTGCGTTCCATGTCCGCGACGTCGACACCGTTCTGTGCGAGGAACTGGACGAAGCCGAGGACGTAACGCACCTGGTTGCCAAGCTGTTCAAGTTCCAAGCCGAGCAACATCGCCTTCTTGCGGAGTTGCCGGTTCAACTGCTTGTTCACTTCATCTCCTCGACCATGTTGATAAGCAGGTTCGCCTGCCCTTTCGTCAACTGTTCAAGTTGCTTCAAGTTCGGCAGGTTCAACAAGTCCTGCGCCTTCTCGATCTTGTCTTGGTAGGAGGCGATGCCTTTGCCTGACATCATCGCCCGCACCTTCCCGATCTGGGCCTTCGACGCCGGAGCATCAGGGTCTTTGATTTGTGGGGTGGCGGCGACTTCTGCTGCCGTCGGGAACGCTTCTTGTACGCGTGCGATGAACGCCTCCGCATCCTCAACCTGTTTTGATACTGGCGGTTCGGCGGGTTTGGTGGTCAGGGTCTTGAACGCGTCACGCAACTTCGGCATGTCCGCATCCGTCAACTCACCGAAGTTTAGACCAGCGGCTTTCGCCACGTCCTGCGGATCGATGTTCTGTTTGGCGCACGCCTCACGGAACTTCGTCAACAAGTCCTGACCCTGCGGCTTCGGCTGTTCGGCCCTGGCGACTTTGCTCATCTCCTCACGCGAAGGCCGAGGGGCGGTCTTTGATTGGAAGATGAAGTTGGCCAAAGCCCTCCCGATGGCCGACGTCTCTGCGTTTTCTACGTGGGATGTGCGGTTCACTGGGCTGGCGTCGCGCAACTCCTCGGCGTAGCCGGTGGCGACGGGGCGTGGGTCGGAGATGTCCTTGTAAATCTCGGCGCGGAACACGACCTTGTTCTCGTCGTAGTGATGTATCTGGGTGAACACCTGCCCGTTCGGGTACTGTTCCCAGAAGCGGGCAAGTCGTGACTCGACCGTCTCGTAGTTGTCCAAGTTGAATCTCATTTCTTTTTCTCCTTAGTGAGTCGGAATGTCCGGTATTGGGTTTCTTTCTTGTATTTCGCGGCCAACGCAGGATGGTCGGCCTCGAACCGTTTGGTGTCGAACGACGAGCGGGTCGCCGTCTTCCACGTGCAGACGAGCTGGTCTTGTATCAGCCCGTACTCGGATGTTTTCATCATGTCGCACAACGCCGCTTTTGCCAGCGACTCCGCCGCCTCCGCTTCGGCTGCCTGTTCTTTGGCGAGCAGGATGCGCTCAATGAGAGCCAGCGCAGTTTGCGGAAGTTCCACGGCGTTCTCCGCCCCGCCTTCACCTTTCGGGTAGAGGTCGGTGAGATGCCTGTACTCCAGTACGGCGTCGTCGGGCATCATCCCCATGTCAATGCAGGCAAGGAACCTGCGGACCGCTTCGATGTGTATTTGTTTCTCGTCGCTCGTCACCTTCTGCGTGTAGAAATGCAGGTCGAGGCTGGAGTCAAAGATGATCCACGTGATCTCTGGTACGTCGGCGCAGATGGCTTGTTGTACGCCCTGCCAATACCAGTAGGGGAGCAGTTCGCCTTTCCACAGTTTGTTGTAGGTTTTCTGTTCATAGACACGTCCGGCTTCATCTTGCGAATCGAGGGTGGCGATGAGCCTGACGCCTGGTTCTTCGTAAGCGAACAACTGTTCCGGTTCGACGAGGTTGACTCCGAGCAGTTCGGCGGCCCATCCTCGGATTGGTGCTTCGAGTGTGGTGCCTCGCTTCATCGCGCTGTTCGCTTCCTTAGCTTGTGGCGGTTGGGCAGCGAGGAGTTCGACGGCGAGATCAGTCTTGCTGACGTATGGGTGGACACCGTGGAGTGCTGCGGCGACTGACGCCGAGACGCGGGGTTCACCGTTCTCGTTCTTCCAACGAACGGCGAGCCATTCGTTAGAGCCGTGGGCGGGTTTCGGGATTCGGGTTCTCATCGGGTTCTCCTCTGTTGTTTGGGTTCACCGTACAGGAGGGGTGTACGGAGTGTCAAGTATCAAAAGTTGGGGGTGCCCAAGCTGACGATCTTCTGGACCATGCCGGTAGGGATGTGGGTGACCATCCCTACGGTGTCCATTTCTGGTTCCTCGTCGGGGCAGTAGGAGCAGGTGACCGACACGTACCCTTCCAACAGGTCGGGCCAGAGCCAGCCGACGGAGACGACGTGCTGCGGTTTCGCTCGGTATTCTTTCGTGCGTATCCACCCGTTCTCGGAGTCGAACGCGTCAATCCAATGCACGGCGACCAGCGACCAGGGGCACGCGCTCACCATTTCTCTGACTTCCTGTCGGACGAGAATACTGGTGCGTGGAAGGTGATCCCGTTCGTCGGTGTCACCACAGCCAACGCCTGCTGGGGCGGCTCGAACGTGAAGTTGTTGATGAACGCGTACTCGTCGTACCCCTTCAAGCTTCCGTTGATTACCAGTTGCGGGGACGGCATGTATTGGTGCCAATGGCCCAGCCAGAGGGTCGAGAAGTTCTCGCCGGTCGTCAAATAGCGTTGCGCTTTGCGGGCACGCAGACGCATGATCGGCGGGTAGATGCCGCCGATACCGCCGCCACCGGATGTCTGGTCGCCGTGAGTCAACAGGTGCCCCCACCCGTACACCTTGACCAGCACGTCGGTGCCTTCGGGGATGTCGAAGGTGACGCGTTTGTCTTTCGCAAAATGTTTCTCAACCATCTTGGCGAGCAGCCAATCGAAGTTCGTTTTGACTCGGAGTTTGGCGCGAGGTTTGCGGGACATGCGCCCGTGGTTCCCGACGACCGAGGCGACGTGGACTTTGCCGAACTCGCCTGCGAGCAGGTCGACCGCGGCGGCTATCTGTTCGGACCAGAACAGCAGGGAGCCGAGCATCGTGTCCTCGTTCGTTTGCGCCAACTCCTCGTGGATGTCACCAGAGAAGATGTCGCCGCCGAGCAGCAGGACGCAGCCGTCGTAGTTGACGCCAGCGAGGTAGTGCCTGGAGATTTTGACGACGTTCGTAGCCCACTTGTGGAGGCGTTTCGTGGCGATGTCACGGTTGTACGCGTTCAACCCTTCGACTTCTTCCGGTGTCACCACTTCGTCGAAGTGGGTGTCGGACAGCATGACGACGAGCGTGGCTGCGGACGTTTTCGGTTTCGTCGGCGTCAACCATTTTGGCGGTTCCAACTCGGCTAGTTCCGCTGCGGAGACGACGGAGAGGGCGCGGTTAGCCATCTCCAGGTCGGCCCGCAACCTGACCACCTCATGTTGGGCGAGGTCGCGTTCACGACGCAACTTGATCGTGTCCGCCTTCTGCAACGTCTCGTTCTCGACCTCGATCTCGTTACGCAGCGTCATCGTGGCCCCCGTTGTCTCGGATGAAATCGCGTCTCATTTCGCTGATCGTTCCTTTACCGATGTGGATGCCGCGCCGCTGGAGGGCGCGCACCAACGCCATCTGGCTGATACGCGTATCAACGAGGGCATCCAAGAAGTCTTGGCAGTCTTCCTTGCTGAGTTTTTCTTTGATCTCGTCCATCTTGCCGCGGCGAGGCGGGTTCGATTCCGCGACCACTTCGTCCATCAAGCCCATGATTCCCCCGTCTTGAACATCCGTGCCAGCTCCGTTTCGGTGGCACGCAAACGTTCACGCGCCATAGCGAGACACCCCAAGTATCCGGCGGCGTCCACCGTGTTGTCGGGCAGGTTCATCCCGTTGTCGATCTCGTGCATCAGGCGCGATAGTTTGACGCAGAGCATGAACAGGATGCCGTCTTCTGCGGTGAGCAGGTCTTCGCCTTTCATCGCGTTGAAGATGGAGACGGTGCGCGAGTAGTCGTCGAGCGGATGCGAGTAGGCGTTCTGCCTGTCGCCGGTAATCAGCTCATGCGCTTTGGTCAGAACCTCCGCGCCTGCCAGTGGATCGTACATTTTTCCCCTTTGCGAGTTGTTCGGTTTTCTGTATCAGATTCCAAAGCTCGTCTTGGTCGGACACCCCAGGGTAGACCTTCCTAAGAAACTTTGCTAACGCCTTCAACTCCATCTTGGTGTACTGTTCGCCCATTGTCAAGCATCCCCTCCGTGGCGTGGAACTCTATGTGGTTGTCGAGCCTTTCGTCAAGGCGTTCCACCTTGTCCTCGACCCGCTGCTGGCCCTTGTGTAGGACCTTCAGCATCCCCAGAACGACCTGGTGGTCAGTGTGGTTTTCTTTCTTGAACTGTTGCAGGACTGCGACGATGATCCCTCCGACCGCCGTGACTACGGCAGCGAGGACCAACGCCCAGTTCGCATCCATGTCACGCCTCTGGCGTGGGGCGTGTAGCCAACCATGATTTGACGGCTTCCGGTGTGGCGTCACCAGCGACGTAGCGCAGGTGCCACGGTTCGGATTGGACTTCCCATGAGAACCCGAAACGCGCAGCGTGTTTGAGCAACCACGCTAAGCGTGCGCCCGAAGCGTGGGCGATATCAATGGCGATACCGAGGTTATGGTTCGACGTGCCTGGGACGGCCATCGGCGCGAAACCTTTTTTCAAGTACCACGCTTTCCCTTTGTAGATGCGCGGGTTTTGCTTGAGGAGTTTCTTGCCTGGCTTGTCCGTGTACCTCTGGTAGAAGCCATACTCTTGGGTTTCGAGCGAACGGTAGGTGTCCGCCTGCGAGGTTGGGGAGAGGTCGATACCTTCGGCGTTGGCGGCGGCGTCCATCGCTTCGTATGCGTCAGCCGCACAATGATGGAGTTTGCCTTTGCCTTCAATCCCGCGAAGAAGGTCTGGAGCGAGTTCACCTGGTTTTACCCCTTTCAGGTGTGAGCAGAGTTGGACTTTGACTACCGGATACTTGTCGGCCACGGCTCAGGCTTTCTTGCCGAACGCCTCAGCGATTTCCTCGCTCGTCAACTCGCCGTCAGTCGACGCGGCTGCGAGCTTCTGGATGACCTGCACGACTGCCATGAATCCTGCGAGCAGCGCGGACTTCGCCACCGACACGCCGATCACCGCACCACCAGTCACGGCTGGCAGGGCGTTGGCGAGGAACAGGGAGAACAGGCGTTGCCCCAAGTCAAGGAACTTGGCGACGGTCTTGTTGGCGACTTCCATGAATCTACTCACTGTCTTCCCCTTGTGTGAAGGTCAGCAGCGAGTGTAGCACCAGCGCGACACCAGTGATCCACAGGGCTTGGCGCA